AGCTCATTCAAAGAGAAAGACCCCCAAAAGATCTACCAGAGCATGCTAGGATTAGCCAGATCCCAACCATGCATTCCAAACCTTCGCAAAAGGTGAGGAATACCAAAACTGGTAGTACGCTTGTGACTTCAAGGATATTTCTAAGGATTGAGCTACTTCTTTCCAGAACGAGAATTCCTTGTTTTGATAACAATATAGCCTTGCATAAGAGTCTAACGTCTCAGGCCTAAAGTCTTTCTGTGTCCAGAAATTGACGATATGCTTGAGGAAATAGACCGGCTTCGGCTTGTCATCAAAATTCGTTCCCATGAAAGTGAGATTTTCCTCATACTCCTTGACTACACATCCGAGACCTTCGAGTTCGACTAAGTAGTCCGCAGACAGGTTCTCTTGGAGCACGTCGTCTCCAGTCGCCCACAGTGCTCCTACTAACATTCGAGCTCGATACGCTGCTAAGATGTGCATGGAAACCATAGCCAGAGAATTATCAGTGATAGTGTTATAGAGCCCTGATTTCATGAACCCAGTGAATTTCTGCTCAACGACCAATCCATTAGAGAAGATCAATTTGGCATTCTCAAATGCATCTGCGTAGAGATTAGTCACTGTCCTGGCCCATGATACTGGTCCTCCCCATCTTATCCTGAGATCTCTGACTGTCTTTAACACCCAACCAGGGGCGTTAATATCCCATGCTGAGATATCCCTTGAGTATCGCAATCGTTTGGTTTTACAATGCTGTTTGAACCGACGCCATCCGCCGTAGCAGAATACTAGCCCATGTGCAGATGGAAGAATGTAAGGGTTCTGATTTAACCAGTCATTTTGGTGCGCGAAACACATCCGCCATACCATTTGTACTGGCAAAGAACTCGCTATTATCAATCTCCACTTTCCCTGCTCGACTTTGGTTCGTTTGTGCGGCTCGTCCTTGACGAAAACCCTGAATGCTCGTAGTCCCCCACAAGCACTCTACAAACGTCATGCCAAAGTCTCTGGACTTGCATCTCATCATAGCGTCCAAGACCGTCAGCTCCTAGCCATTTACCAATCGTCGGTGCTTCTCTCAAATAAGGATATCCCGGCGAGGAAGTCAAATCCAAGTCCGTTAAGAGTGTCCGAAATCGTTCCATTGAGTCCCAATCCGATGGAGCTTGTGGAGGATTTGGATAGAGAGATTCAAGGCTGGCTTTCACCATCATTGTTTCATCCTCTATTGGGTCTTTCCATTTCCTCCTCCGCTC